AAAAATAGAACCTCCAGAATTTAAAGTTCTTGAACCAGAACCTAGACTATTTGCAAACGGTCCGGATGATGTAGATATTACGTTTACAGAAGTTCCTAAAAATCCAAAACGAAATACTGTTTTTGGAGATATAGAAGCTGCTGAAAGATTTGCAACAGGTAATATTAAAAATAGAAAAATTATACCTGTTAAACAATCTTTAAGAAATGAAATGGAAGAAGATCCTTCAACTTTTATTATGAGACAATCAGGGGAACTTGGTTCAAAAGCACGACCAGAAGAAATAATTAAACTACCAGAAGAATTTGCAACAGGAGGTAGAGTTGAATTTTCCGGCGGAGGAGTAGTTAAATTTGCAAGGATGATTACTGATTTATTAAATTCGTTAAAAAAAGATTTATCTTTTTCTTCTCATCTTGAAAAATTATATGGTTCCGAAGCTGCTAAAAAACAAATATTAAGTCCATACAGAATACCTGAAGGAACTAATAAAAGTCAACAAAGTGATATTTTAACGCGTATTGATGAAATAAAACAAAATTTACCAAAAGAATATAGTGGTCTTATAAATACTTTAGATGATATTGAAAAAAACGTAAATGATTATAATTATATAGATGCTTCTAAAAAAGGAACAGTTTTGTTAGACAAACTTCCAGATTCATTTAATTTTGAAAAATTACCACAAAATTTATTTCCAATGGAAGATCCACTAAATGATGCTTTTATTCTTTTTGACCCGAAAAGAGAAAAAATGGTAGGTAGATATACAATGAGATATAATATTGATCCGGAAACAAATAAAGGAATTATACAAACATACGACACATATGATCCTGTATCTAAAAAATTTTTGGAAGAAAAAGATTGGAAGTTAATAGGTGTAGATGCACGTGAAGAAAGTGGTGCTATAACTAAAGAAGGATTAAACTAGTGATTAAAAGACTAACCAGAACTATACCACCATTACGTGGACCTAACCCACAGGGCTTGAATATTAGTTATAATACTGTTACAACAATAAAATCGGAGAAAATTACAAATGGCAGAAATAGAAAAACCAATACCAACAATAAGTAATCCTTTAACTTCAGAACAAGAAACTGATCTGGTTATAAGTGAAACTGAGGTAATGCCAACGTCACCTACAGAGGTGACTGAGAATGACGATGGTAGTGTTGATATAAATTTTGATCCGACAAAAGATTTAAGTGCAGGTGTAGAATTTAATTCTAACCTTGCAGAAGTAGTAGACGAACAAGATCTTGGAACATTAGGTTCAGAACTTTATCAAGATTATCAAGATTATAAAAATTCAAGATCTGATTGGGAACAAGCATATACTCAAGGATTAGATTTATTAGGATTTAAATACGAACAACGTACAGAACCTTTTCAAGGAGCATCCGGCGCGACGCACCCGGTACTAGCTGAAGCTGTAACACAATTTCAAGCATTGGCTTATAAAGAATTGCTTCCCGCGGGCGGGCCCGTGCGAACACAGATTGTTGGTCTCTCGACTCCAGAAATAGAACAACAGTCTCAAAGAGTTTCTCAATTCATGAATTATCAAATCATGGATAACATGCAAGAGTATGAATCTGATTTTGATCAGATGTTATTCTATTTACCTCTATCTGGATCTACATTTAAAAAAGTTTATTACAATGAAACATTAGGTAGAGCCGTATCACAATTTGTTCAAGCTCAAGATATCGTTGTTCCTTATTCAGCAACATCGTTAGATGAAGCAGATTCAATTATTCATGTTATTAAAACTTCAAAAAATGATTTAAGAAAACAACAAGTAGCAGGATTTTATAGAGACATTGATTTATTACCGTCTGATGATTCTACAAATTCAAATGATCTTAGAGATAAGGAAAGAGAACTTGAAGGAATTTCAAAAGGAAATTCAGAAGATGTTTTTACTCTATTAGAATGCCATGTTAATTTAGACTTAGAAGGATTTGAAGACAAAGATGCAGATGGTGAGCCTACAGGAATTAAACTTCCATATATTGTAACTATTGAAGAAGGTTCTAGAGAAGTTTTATCTATAAGACGTAATTATTCTGAAACAGATGCTAAGAAACAAAAAGTAAATTATTTTGTACACTATAAATTTTTACCAGGACTTGGATTTTATGGCTTTGGTTTAATTCAAATGATTGGTGGATTGTCACGTACTGCAACACAAGCATTAAGACAATTATTAGATGCAGGAACATTATCTAATTTACCAGCAGGATTTAAACAACGAGGTATTAGAATTAGAGATGATGCTCAATCTATTCAACCTGGAGAATTCAGAGATGTAGATGCACCAGGTGGAAACCTTAAAGATGCATTTATGACTTTGCCTTATAAAGAACCTTCGCAAACTCTATTAGCTCTTATGGGGGTCGTTGTTCAAGCAGGTCAGCGTTTTGCTTCAATAGCTGATATGCAAGTTGGGGATGGGAATCAGCAAGCAGCAGTGGGGACGACCGTGGCTTTGCTGGAAAGAGGATCTAGAGTTATGTCGGCCATACACAAACGACTATACGCTTCTATGAAACAAGAATTTAAATTACTTGCAAAAGTATTTGCATTATATTTACCACCTGAATATCCTTATGATGTTGTTGGTGGACAAAGAACAATTAAACAAACTGACTTTGATGAAAAAGTAGATATCATTCCAGTTGCAGATCCAAATATATTTTCACAAACACAAAGAATATCTATTGCACAAACAGAATTACAATTAGCAATGTCTAATCCACAAATACATAACATGTATGAAATTTATAGAAGCATGTATGAAGCATTAGGTATTAAAGACATTGATAAAATTTTATTAAAACCAGATCAACCCACACCAAAGGACCCTGCGTTAGAACACATTGATGCTCTTGCAGGGAAACCATTCCAAGCATTTCCGGGACAAGATCATAGAGCACATGTAACAACTCATTTAAGTTTCATGTCTACTAATCTTGCAAAAAATGCACCTGCAATTATGGCATCATTAGAAAAGAATGTATTTGAACACATATCTTTAATGGGACAAGAACAAGTTGAACTTGAATTTAGAGAAGAGATAGCTCAAGTAGCACAAATGAGTCAGAATCCTCAGATGCAACAGAACCCACAAGTACAAGCTCAACTACAAAACATGCAACAAAAGATTGAATCAAGAAAAGCTCAAATTATTGCTGAGGCAATGGAAGAATTTATGGCAGAAGAAAACAAAATTACATCTCTTATCGATAATGACCCTATCGCAATGTTAAGATCTAGAGAGTTAGATCTAAGAGCACAAGAGAACGCTGCTAGAGAACAAGACAACAAGGAAAGAATCAACCTTGATAAGATGAAAACTATGATGAACCAGTCAACAGATAGTCAAAAGCTACAACAAAATGAACAATTAGCAAAACTAAGAGCAAATACATCATTAGAAAAGACTATTTTAACTGCTAAACTAAAAAACAATCAAAAATAAGTTTTAAAAACACAAAAAAAGGAGTATATAACGCTTATGAAAAACAAAAACAAAAAAATTGGTCAATCTAAAGAAGTAGATCATTCTAAATTTACAGGTAAAGATGGATATTTAGTTGGTGGAGTTGATATTGAAATGTCAAACCCGCAAGAAACTCAAGTTGAAGTAGTTCAAGGCCAAGGAAACATACTACCAGAGAAAAAAAGATCAGCTAAGTGGTATTAATATGTTACCAATGCTTGGAGCTATTGCACCTTTAGCTAAAATACTATTTTCAACTATTGAAAAAGCAGTTCCTGATAAAGACTTACAGGCAAAATTAAAAGCAGATTTACAAACACAATTACTACAATCTAATACACAAGAATTACAAGCTGCAGCAAAAATAATTGAAGCAGAGGCAAAAGCTGGATGGTTTGCATCAAGTTGGAGACCTCTTTTGATGTACGTATTAATATTCATATTGGTCTGGAATTATATTCTTGGACCTGTTATAAGATTAATGCTAGGAACAGTTATTACATTTGAACTTCCAGGAGACGTTTGGACTTTATTGCAAATTGGCTTGGGTGGATATGTAGTAGGACGATCCGGTGAATCTATCGCACGAACGATGGCAAACAAAACAATAACAAAGGAATAAAAATGAGAAATGATTATACACAAAGACCAAGACCAGGATTTAAAATGGGTGGTAAAGTTAAAAAAGGTGGAAAAGGATTTCCAGATTTAACTGGTGATGGTAAAGTTACTTTTAAAGATATTTTAAAAGGTAGAGGTGTCATTAAGAAAAAAGGTGGCATGGTTAAAAAAGGTATGCATAAAATGTCAGGTGGAAAAATGATGAAAGATTCTGATATGAAAAAAGGTAAAAAATAATGGCAGCAATTATTAGAAAAGGATTAAGCATAATTAGAGGTGTAGAACCTAAGAGTACTAAATCGACTAAA